TCTGTGGGTACGGCAGGTCAAGTGCTTTTATCTGGTGGTTCTGGTTCGCCTACATGGTCGTCTGCGGGTACGGGTTCCGTTACTAGCGTTGCGGTCAGCGGCGGCACAACGGGCCTTACGACCAGCGGCGGCCCTGTTACAACATCAGGCACCATAACTCTTGCCGGTACGCTTGCAACGACAAACGGCGGTACTGGTGGTACAGCAACGCCCACCGCTGGCACCATTCCTTACGGCACAGGCACCGCGTTAGCGTATTCGGCTGCGGGCACATCAGGCCAGGTGCTTACGTCTGGCGGTGCGGGAGCCCCTACATGGACCACTGTAACGGGCACTGGTACGGTAACTAGCGTAGATGTTAGCGGCGGCACTACGGGCCTTACGTACAGCGGCGGTCCCATTACGGGGTCTGGCACCATTACAATGGCGGGCACGTTGGCTGTTGCTAACGGCGGCACAGGCATCACCAGTTTTGGAACAGGCGTTGCCACCGCGCTTGGGCAGAACGTATCGGGTTCTGGCAGCATTGTTCTTGGAACGTCGCCTACAGTTAACAACCCAACCGTTACCAACTACGTCGAATCGGTAGTGGCGATTGGTACGGTCACGACTACCAATACCATCGCCCTTACCAACGGCACGGTTCAGACAGCGACTCTGACAGCTTCCACGGCGTGCACGTTTACGATGCCAACGGCGACCGCTGGTAAGTCTTTTGTGCTGCTGTTAAAGCAAGCCGCTGCAACCGGCAACGGTACAGCTACGTTTACCAGCGTCAAATGGGGAACTGCGGGCGCTCCAACGATCACCGCTACTGCGGGCAAAATGGACATCCTGACTTTCTTCGCTGACGGCACCAATTGGTACGGCAGTATAACGCAAGGGTACACACCGTAATGTTTGCCGCTAAAGATGCCATTTTTGCCAGCGCAGCGGCGAGCGTAAGCCCCGTTAACAATTCGTTGCGTTTTCGTTCCTCTGCAAGCGCGTATCTAAACCGCACTTTTTCCGTGGCAACATCGTCTACCGTTTACACATTATCTATGTGGGCCAAACGAGGGGTGTTAGGAACTGCTCAAAATTTATTTGGGGCTAGTATTACAACTAGCTTAGGTTTTAATTCTAGTGATCAACTTGTGTTAGTTTTGACTGGAACAACAGCGGTCACTACTACCGCTGTATATCGTGACCCATCCGCCTGGTATCATATAGTTTACGCTCAAAACGGGTCTGCTCAAACCATATATGTAAATGGAACGTCCGTTGGCACTGGAACTACGGCCAACATAACTTTTAACACCGTAACCGCGCATCAGATTGCAGCGGCCAATACGACGGGGTATTTTGACGGGTATCTTGCTGAAATTAATTTTATTGATGGTCAATCTCTTACCCCATCTAGTTTTGGTTTTACTGGCCCCGACAATGTTTGGCAGCCTATTGTTTACGGCGGTTCATATGGGATTAATGGTTTCTATCTAAAATTTGCTAGTTTTGGGACTGCTGCTGCGCTCGGTAATGATTCGTCCAGCAACGCTAACACATGGACTGTAAACAATGTCAGCATAACGGCAGGCGTAACTTATGACCCTATGCTGGATGTGCCTACGTTGACCAGCGCAACGGTGGCAAATTTTGCAACTTTAAATCCATTAGTCAAACGATGGGCGGTGGCAACCGAAACATTTGCCAACGGTAATTTAACTGTAACAAACACAAGCGCGTCTGGCGATTATTGTTTCGGAACGATTGGTGTGACCGCCGGAAAATGGTATTGGGAAGTAAAAATAACTAACGGCGGTTCTGCCGCCGCAAACCAAACGGTCGGCGTAGATGGTGGATTATTGCAATATGCTACCGCCACAGATACTGTTTTTTATGTTGCGGATGGCACTAAAAGTGTCGCCGGGTCTGGATCTGCATATGGATCGTCGTATACAACTGGCGATGTGATAGGCATTGCGCTTAATAAAGACACCGGTACGGTTACTTTTTACAAAAACAACACCTCGCAAGGCGCTATTACGCTTCCCACTACTGTTGCCATGTTCGCCGCAAGCGCGCCCGGCACATCAACAGGCGTACAAGATTACAATTTTGGACAACGCGCATTCACGCACACGCCTCCATCTGGATTTGTCGCGTTAAACGCGTACAATATATCGGCTGGAACGGTTACAACTAGCGGGTCGTTTACGGGGACCGCAACGGCAAATGGCCCATTTGTTTGGCTTAATGGCACTCCTACCGCCATGACCATCAATGGCAACGGCGTGACTTTTGGAACCCAAGCTGACAAACTTGCAAATGGGTTCAAACTTCGCACTTCTTCAACTTCATATAACTCTACGGGCTCAAACACCTACAGCGTCTCAACTACAGGCGCTCAATTCAAATATCAGATAGCGCAGGGAAATCCGTGATGCGATACAAACTGCCAGACGGACAATTTGTTGGGGCGTATCAAGCTTTCGAATATGAAGGCACGCAATACCCGTCCAATTGGTTGGCTATCTCTACACCTGAAGCTCTTGCGGCAATGGGCGTTACAATTGTCGAGGATCCCCCGCGTCCTGACGATCAGTTTTATTGGGTTGGCGACAACAATTTGGCTACCCCCAAGGATCTAGCGTATCTCAAGCCTTTGTGGATTGACCGCGTCAATCGGTCTGCCTACGCGCTGCTTTTGTCGTCCGATTGGATGGTGACGCGCAAAATTGAGATTGGTACGGACATCCCTGCGGATTGGGTTGCGTATCGCGCGCAGATCCGCATTGACTGCGCTATGAACAAAGATTTAATTACCCAAGCCGCTGACATCGACGCGTTCATTGCGGTCGTCAGTAACTTAAAATGGCCTGTTGAGCCTGGCACCACACAAGGCTAACCCATGGCTTTTATCACCGCCGACCGCGTTCTTGATATCTCCACGTCCATTGGCACGGGGCCTTTCGTTGTGTCTGGTACGCCTGCGGCAGGCTACCAGACATTTTCGGCTGTCATGTCGGTCGGGGACACATGTTACTATTCAATCCAAGGGCAAACAACTAGCGAATGGGAAGTCGGGCTTGGCACTTACTCGTCCGCCAACACGCTGACCCGCACTACAATCTACAGCTCATCAAACGCCGGGTCTGCGGTTACGTTTTCGGCGGGCACCAAAAACGTATTTATCACTATGGTGGCTTCGCGGTCGCCTCAACTTAATGCGTCGGGAAACGTCACGGATCTCGGCACCCCCACCTCGGTAAATCTGACCAACGCAACAAATTTGCTGTTGGCGTCTGGCGTCAGCGGTACTCTTCCGACCGCCAACGGTGGGCTTGGCGCAAGCGTGTCGCCAACGACTGCGGGCAACGTGCTGTTTACTGCGGACGGGTCTGTGTGGTCATCGACGCAGAAGATTGTGCGCGGGGCTTCATATTCATCAACCGCATCTTTTACAGCATCTATCAGCGGCACGACAATGACGGTCACGGCGGTTGCGTCTGGCGCTCTTTCGGTTGGGCAAGTCTTTACCGGCACGGGCGTGACTGCCGGGACAAGCATAACTGCGTTTGTTTCTGGGACAGGCAATACGGGAACTTATACCGTCAGCACGTCTCAGACCGTTGCTTCAACGACGATGACAGTGACACAGGTAGTTGCGATTGACTTCACCAGCATCCCGTCTTGGGTAAAACGCATAACCGTAATGTTCAGTGGTGCAAGTTTAAGTGGAACATCCAGCATTCTTGTTCAGGTTGGAGATTCTGGCGGCATAGAAAACACAGGATATGCTTCTACTAGCACTGGCGTCACAGGTGTTGGCGGCGGAACCATTAGCAGCACCGCTGGGTACGCGCTAAGACTTACGGCGGCGGCTGGGGCTTTTAGCGGCCATATGTTTTTGACAAACCTCAATGGGAATTTATGGGTAAGCTCACAGGCTGGAACCTATGATGGATCAACGGCCAGCAATGTTGGCGGCGGGACTAAAACCCTTTCCGCTGTTTTAGACCGCGTCCGCATTACCACCATCAACGGCACCGACACCTTCGACGCAGGCACCGTCAACATCCTCTACGAATAGGAGGCTCATATGGAACGCATAGAGGTCAACGTGGAGACGGGCGAAGTCACTGTCATCCAGTACACGCCAGAAGAAGAAGCTGCGGCGCTCGCTTACGCTGCGTCTCTGCCCGCACCCGCAGAGTCCGCCAAGCCAACACTGGAGGAGCTTCAGGCGCAGCTTGCGGCTATCTCAGCGCAAATGCAACTTTTGACTGCTGAAGGATAGGTTAATTGAATGGCTTTCGCTCTTACTGGATACGGCATTGCATCGTTACCGATTGCAGCCGCACCGTTAGCGGGAAGCCCCCCGATCCTTTCGGTCGCCTATACGTTGACCGCGTCCAACGGTTCTTACGCGCTTACCGGGCAAAGCATAACCATTACAAGGGGCTTCTTGCTTTCGCCGCAGAACGGTCTATACTCGTTAACCGGGCAGGCCGTAGACATCACGTATACCCCCTTCACCCCGCCGGTTACGGGACCGACGCAGTACTTTATAGAAATTCGGTCCTTCACGGAATCTAGGAGAATATGATGTCGATTAACCTGAAAGCCATCACAACCAGGTTAGGCTATCAGCAAATCACCTCTCTCAGCTCTTCCACGGCGCTGACGGTCCCCTATGTTGATCTCAACGGCCTAAATTGCCGTCCTGTGATTGCTCTCATCACTCCCGAAGGTCAAGCGGTGCGCTGGCGCGACGATAACGTTGCCCCCACTTCGTCCGTTGGGATGCCCCTTCCTGTTGGCGTAACGCTCCAGTACGACGGTGACCTGACCATGATTCGGTTCATTGAACAGGTGGCCGGAGCCAAGCTCAACATCAGCTATTACGCCTAAAGGTGCCCCCATGAACGTCTCGCAGGATAGCGCCCCTATGGATTACATGGATTATTTCCTTAACCAACTCCCCCGAAACCTGGCTACAATGGCCGCGTTGCGGGACGAGTTGGCCGTCCGTCAGGGCGCGTTGTCCGCCGCTCAGGATGCGGTTGCTGACCGCGCCAAGGCAGCGGAAGAGCTTGCTGCCGCCCGCGCAACTGCCGCCGAGATGGTTGCGGGGGCCAAAGACGCCCGCGCGGCGCTGAAGGCGGACCAAGCCAAGTTGACTGCTGACCGCACCGCGTTTGATGCCGCCAAGGCGGACAATGACGCCGCGCTTGCTGCGCGCGCGGATCTTCTGTCCCGGCAGGAAGCCTCTTGCAATGCTACTGAACTTCGTCAGGCTGCTACGGCGGCGTCTTTAGACGCCCGCGCTGCGGATCTGGCATCCGCTACGCAGGCTCTTGAAGCCCGTGTGAAAGCCTTCCAAGAGAAAGTGGCAGGTCTTTCAGCTTAACCGACTGGCCGGTAGCCAGGCACTCCTCGGAGTAACCCATGAACGACGAAATCTTGAATGCCCCAGCGGACGCCCCGGTGCCCGCGTCAGAATCGGAAGCTACGGCGGCTCCTATTGCTGAAACTACAAGGCCGGAAGATCAAACGACTGACACGCCCAAGTCTTTCACGCAAGAAGAATTGGACGCCATAGTCGGCAAGCGCCTCGCAAGAGAGCAACGAAAATGGGAACGGGAGCAGGCCCAACGGGTTGCCCCCACTGCGCCTTCTGAATTACCGCCACCTGATCAATTCGATTCGGTCGAAACCTATGCGAAAGCATACGCCGAACAGATGCTACGGGAACGGGAAGTTCAAAAGCAGCGGTCTGAATACGTAGAAGCCTACCACGACCGCGAAGAGGACGCGCGGGGCAAATACGATGACTTTGAACAGGTCGCGTACAACCCCAACCTCCGCATCACGACCGTAATGGCCGAGACGATCCAGACCTCTGATGTTGGTCCTGACGTAGCGTATTATTTAGGGTCCAACCCCAAAGAAGCAGACCGCATATCCCGTTTGTCGCCTATCTTGCAGGCCAAGGAGATCGGTAAGATTGAGGCTACTCTGGTCTCAAACCCGCCGGTCAAGAAATCTTCGAGTGCGCCCACGCCTATTTCACCTGTTACTGCCCGCAGCAGCGGAACGTCCACATACGACACCACTGACCCACGGTCCATCAAGTCGATGACCACGTCAGAATGGATCGCCGCTGAACGAGCCCGACAGGTAAAAAAGCTGGAAGCTTCGAAATACCGCTAACCTCTTACGCCTGAAAGGCTGACCAATGGCTAATAGCATTCTCACAATCGACATGATCACCAGAAAGGCTCTGGAGATCCTCGAAAACAACCTGGTGCTTTCGCGTAACGTGAACCGCCAGTACGACGACAGCTTCGCCGTCGAAGGCGCGAAGATCGGCTCCACGCTGCGTATCCGCCTCCCTGATCGCGCTCTCGTCACCAACGGCGCTGCGCTTCAGGTTCAAGACGACAACGAGCAGTTCACCACCCTGACTGTTTCTACCCAGAAGCACATCGGCGTGAACTTCACCTCTGCCGAACTGACCATGCAGTTGGACGATTTCGCAGAGCGCGTTCTGAAGCCCCGCGTCAGCCAGTTGGCTGCCAGCGTGGATGCGGACGTAGCAAACGCCTACCAGAACATCTATAGCTCGGTTGGCACCCCCGGCACCACACCCGCCACTTCGCTTGTCCTGCTTCAGGCCCAGCAGAAGCTCAACGAGTACGCCGTTCCTATGGACCAGCGTTACGCCACTGTGAACCCTGCTGCCAACGCCGGTCTGGTCGAAGGCATGAAGGGCTTCTTCAACCCCACCAGCACGATCAGCCGTCAGTTCAAGACCGGCATGATGGGCGAA